TCGCTTCGTCTATACAAGATTTGGCAGACCGTGTTCAAGTAAATCTTGACCGTATATATACTGGAGCACAAAAATGGACGGTTGCCGTACACCCTGAATATGTGAGCACTACCAATGTAAACATTGATGTGAACAATATAAAGGTATGGGGTGCATTGGAGTTGTTCAATTCAAAATTTGGTGCGAACTTTGTTATTCGTGGCCGAACAATAACAATCGGTACTGCCGGTATTGCTGTGGGCAATATTTTCAAGTATGGACGTGGAAACGGTTTGTACGAAATTCAACGTACAGCCGATGCGGATCAACAGATTATTACGCGATTGCGTGCATACGGTAGTACAAGAAATATGCCTAACCGGTATTATAATAAGCTCTCAAACAGTTCTCTTACCAATTATTTGCCGAATAACATGGCCGTGGAAAATCTGATGTTACCTGATTTTCCTAAGACAACGCTTGATCCATATATTGACAGCAAGAATATTGCTGTGCTTGGCATTCGGGAAGGGAGTGTTTATTTTGACGGTACCGGTGATTTGGAAGAAATATGTCCTTCAATGGAAGGTATGACCGCCGAACAGTTGAAAGATGCAGGTATTTATGTATCATTGGATGCCGGGGATAATGGCAATCTTGACGAAGTGGCTGATGCCGAACAACTGACAGATGATGGTACAATGGATAGCCTGAAGGAAGGTGAAGATGTCCCACCTTTTACAATAACGCTAAAAGATGTTGGTTTCAATATAAACGATTACCTGACTTCTGAAACAGCCACCATTAGCATGAAAAACGGCATGTGTGGTGGCCGGGATTTTGAAATAACCAAATGTGAGAAGAAGGGCAATAAATATGTGCTGACTTGTAACCGTGTATATGATGAAAGTCTGAAATTATATTTCCCATACAAGGATTACAATATAAAGTCCGGTGACAAGTTTGTCCTGCTTTATATTGATATGCCGGACGTTTATATTCAGGCCGCTTCACAACGGTTGCTTGCTACCGCGAAAAAATATCTTGCAAAGAATGACTATGTGCGCTATTCGTATGAACCGAAGGTGGATGATATTTTCATGGCACGCCAACATGATGAGGCTGTTGCAAGGGGGGAAGCAAGCATACATGATACTTTGAAAGAAGGGGACTTGATGCTATTCACTGATAGCGATCTTGGTATTGAAGGCAGCATCATTATTGATACCCTTATTATCAAAGAGGGAGAAGATATGATACCGAAGTACACTATGACACTTCGGGAGGAAAAGGCTGTTGGATCGCTTGAAAAAATCCAAAATCAGATAGACTCTATTGCAGGTGGTGGGCAGGGAACCGGCGGCTTGAATACCCAACAGATACAGTCTATCATCCGTTCACTGGGCAATCAGCTTTTTCTTTCGCGCACCCACAATGATACGGCAGCTGGGCTTATCGGCTTCTTAGCCGGTGCTATCTTTGGTGCAAGCGGTTTTGCAGAGGGTTTGACCGGCTTTGGGGCGAAAATAGACAGCATGGGACGTGGGTATATGGAAAGCCTCACGTTACGCAGGTTTTTAGAGGTGCCGGAATTGCGTTTTAACCGTGCTGAAATTGTGCTTGGTGACAAATGGCGTTCTCCCGGTGCTGGAATTATAGAGAGTGTTGAGCCTGATTATGATGCTGATGGTAACTTGCTACGTTCCGGGACAATAAGTTTGAAATTACAAGACGGTGAAATAGGTGCTGTGGCTGTGGATGATATTTGCATGGGGTATTTCCATGACTATGAAACGCCGGGGAATAATGCGGTATCTGATATAGATGATAGCCGTGGCAACCGTATGTTTGCCGGTTTCTGTACAATCTATTTTCGTATTACAGAAATATTGGATGCCGGAACAAACAAAAGGTTTCGCTATGTGCTTCGTGGTGTTTCTGATCGTTGGCAATATTCTTTCCATCCGTGTGAGGCTTTGCATTTTGTCGCTTATGGCAACTTTACAAACAAGGAACGCCAGACTTCCGCTTATGAGACGAGGACATACCGCCGTTTCTTGGTAGGGGTAAATGACTGGGAGTTTACAAAGAGTATGGTTGCAATGCAGGATGGGGATTTGAGCAATCTCAACATCTTCGGGTTGGATATGACCGGTTATTCTGCTTATCTGAATAACATTTATATGACCGGCACAATCGAACAGTTACAGATAGATGCACCGGTACGCATTGAGATTGATACGCAAGGTGACAATTTTCTTGCTTATGGTGAATCAATGGAAATTACTTGCAAGGTCTTTAAAGGTTGGGAGGATATTACAGACACAGTTAGACAATGGGCTATCCGAAGGGATAGTGGAGATACCGCCGATGATGAAGCTTGGAATATCAAGCATAAGGATTTCAACGGTTCAATAACGATACATAACACAAAGGAAATTAGTGATTTAGGAAATAATTCAGTAACAGTGGTAAGTACCTTGTTTACCATAACGGCAACAAATGATACTGCATCAGTAGAAGCAATTGTGACGATATGATAGAGAGTGAAAAGAAAAGAATCAGAAAAGAGTTTCAACCGCTTACGATTGCAGTAAGCTTGAAGATAATGACACCGAACAGTCCGGCCAATCAGGTCTATAATCCGGTGGCAAATGAATATGATCCTGACCGTGGGGTTACTCCACTGGTGATTTTACCGGAAGTCATAGCGAATGCCGCTGACGGTAGCTGGGATATGCCTTATGTTAATTCTTTGTTGGCAGAAATGAACTGGTTTGCTAATGGAGAGAATATTTCTGCAATCAGTTCATGGAATGGGAAGTACAGTATAGATACGGTTGGAGATACACGCGGTGCCATTACCATAAGCAGAAATGTGGCTCCGGGTGAAAGTTTTGAGTTGTATTTTGAAGGTCTGATAGCTGATACCCGGCTTGGGGTGAATATTCCCGTTAAGACTGACTCTATCATGTTGACAACGGTAGATAAGAGTGAAGATACCTACGGTTTGTCTATTGGGGATAGTCAGATAATCCAGTACAATCCATTTCTTGACAAGCTTTTGTTGTATGATTACAAGGTAGCCAACAATTTGATTTCCGCATCTACGGCCAATAGGAATGCAGCTTTGGATGAAAATTCATACGAGCGCACCATTCCACTTATGGTAACAAAGGGAGTGAATAAAATAACTACCGGATATACAATTGAACTTTATCAGGTGAACAGCATATCAAGTCAAACAATGCTGACTACCGCAAACCATGAAATAGTGGCTTTGTCCTTAACCAGCCTGATAATGGACTTGCGTTTGGTCGAGAAGGGGGATTACTTGCTGTTGGTGAAGGTTGGTGGAAAGGAGGTTGCAAGACAGCAATTCTCCGTCAATCGTGTTTATCCAAAATTTACGTGCATACCGGCAAGTCAGGCTTCCATCAATCCTGATGAAATCCTGCATAGGAATATAGCTATGGTACAGTGGAATGGAGAAATTGTGCCGATACCGGCACCGATTATCCGCATGGTATGGTTTACGGACAGTGCAAATAAGACCGGGGTACAATGGCAGGAGGGGGAAAAAACTGTGATAATGTTGGATGGAACCGGTATTGGTGAAACTTATCTTGACGATTGGTTGGACGTGTACATTAAGGCCGAGCAAAAAAAGGCTTTCTCTGTATTGACTGATGGGACAAATGAATATACGGACAGTAACGGGAACATATATATAAATAATTGATATGAGGTATGTTGTAGCAAATAAGGAAAAGGCTTTGGATGCCGGGGTTCTGTTGTTGGGGCACTTGGTAAAGGGAGAATCCATCATCTTGAATGAAAAGGAGGTAATGTGCCTGCCTTCTCTTGATGGAGAACTGGAAGATAGAATACTGTTGTTGGACGGTATCGTTTATACTAATACAAGCATGAATCAAATTATATCAGAAGGAGGTTGGGAATATGGCAGAAAATTATAGTGCCCAAAATAGCATCACGATTAAACGTCTTCGTTCCAATGACAGCCTGATGCTGACTTTTGAAAATAATGGCATTCCATTGTTTCAGGCCGTAGATGAAGAAAGTGGGGCTGTCTCTCCTGATTGGAGTATAGCTGCGAATCAGCCGGTACGGACACCCAAAGTAACTTCGGCACGTGGGTTGGCGGTCAGTTTGTCTGGTCATAGTTGGGCTTACAATGGAGTGGCTTTAAATTTTAACGGTGCGGAAAGTGGAGGTTGGAAAAAAGACAGTACGGGCAAATTCTCTTTGAATACCAGTACCGGTGCCATTAAAATTGTCGGAAACTTGGCAAGCAAAACGAATATTGCAGGAGATACATTGACTTATTCATGTGTCGCTTCTACGGCAGGTGTTGAGTATAATTTGACCGGGGAACTGCCTATTGCCATTCAGAATATGGGAGCCAGCTCTTACTATCTTGCTATTCTTGCAAGTACCGAACAGTTAACAAGCAAAGTAACAAGTTGTACTCTGACTACCAAGCTGTATGCCGGTGCCAATGCCATTACCGATTACTATATAAAATGGTATAAGGACACGGCGGCTTGGACTGATAAGAACGGACAGAAAAGTGTAACTGTTACCCGTGGTGATGTGGACGGTACCCAGTTATTCATAGCAGAAGTTTATCAGTCTTCAAGTGCTTCACAACCGATAGCACGTGCCGGGGTACGTATCATTGATACGGCAGATGAATTTCAAATTGTATGTTATATAACTTCTTCCAACAAAGAGGTTGATACCGGACAACCCGTTACAGTAAGTGCCAAGATTGTAAATATGACTACGGGGTCAACTTATACTCCTACTTCCGCATCGTGGACTATGGATGTGATGGATAAGGAAAACTGGAAGAGTTTGAAACATTCTACAACAAATTCTATATCTGTAACAACAACGGAAACTGACAGAAACGGGACTCAATATGATGTTGATGTTTTGGCAGAATGTCATTTTAATTAACATAAAAACAAAATAATATTATGGCAACTAAAGGATTAGGAAATGAAACATTGGTGACCTCCATTCTGCGTTCCAATACAGTATTGGTGGAAGTTGGTGGTAGTGTCAGACGCATTACCGTGGAAAACTTCATGAATGCTATTAATAATGGTGACGAACAAATGTTGAGGCAGGTGGCTTGGGGGATTCCAATCAAACAATCAACCCAAAGTAGCACGAACTATGGTGTGATAGGTAATACAGCCGCATGGACAGAATACAAGTTGTATTGTGGCCGTTATCTCGTAACGAATGATGGAAGGGCTGCTAAAATGTCCCCTACCAATAGTGCGGTGTTTGCTGATGGTACTGCGGTGGATGAAACCAAAGGGCATGTGATGTGGATAGGGCCACGTTTGTATTATCGTGTACAGACTGACAGTGTGAGTGGTGTACCAGTCTTATGGCTCTCGATGCTACCTATTGGCGGTGAGTTTATTGGTGGGGCAAATGGTGGAATGTATAACTGTATCGGTGCATACAAAGGCTCCATGTCAGGTAGCGCACTTGTTTCACGTTCAGGAGTTGCACCGGCAGGCAGCAAGACAATCAACGCATTTTGGAATGCTGCACAAGTGAACGGTAAGGAATGGGGACTGACCGATTACGATCAGAGAAAGCTTATTATGATGTTGGGGCTGTCCCAGTACGGAGATACCAATATTCAAGCCAAACTTGGTTATGGTGTGGGTGGTAGCTCCAGTAAAGACTTGTGGGCTGCTGCGGCAGCATTGCAAACTGGCGCAACAAAGAGTCTCGGTGACAATTGGGGCAAAATAGCTATTTCTGTGGTGAATGGAAGTAATACTGGAGTGGATTGTTCACGGGTGAACATGATGGGTATAGAAGATCCTTATGGGTGGCAGTGGGAATTTCTGCAAGGAGTATTTTGCGGTAGTTCCAACAATAGTGCTCAAAGTGGAACGGAAATTTTCATTTACAAAGGAAACCGTTTACCGACTACTGCTGAATTAGCTGCGCATCCAAATGGTGAATACAGACAAGCTACCCGTCAGACAGCTTCCGGTCAAGTGCAGGAAATAATTCTTGGGGAGCATTTTGATATTTTCCCGAAAAAGATTGGTGGAAACAGCACTTCTTATTGGGCTGATTATTCATGGGCAAACACTACTGGGCAGCTGGTTCTTTGGGGCGGTCTTGCGTATGACGGTGCGAATTGCGGCCTCGCTTGTGCGACCTCGTCTAACGATTGGTCGCTCTCGTATGCGGGTATCGGCTCTCGCCTTGCGTATTTTGGGAATTTAACATTTGTTAGCGGTGCATCTTTGATGGCTGCATAATAGATTTTGAAATATTAGTTCTTTGAATTTCAATTAATTAAAACCCGTCCACCTTCTCGTTTTACGGCAACGGATAACGG